CCGAAAGGCTCGCCCCTTTGTGCTTTACTTGCGCAGGAAGTTGTCGATGGTTCGCCAGAACCGGAACGCAACGCCGGCACCAACCAACGGCCACGGCCGTGGATTCACAGCCAGCACCTCAGCCTCATTCAGGTTGAGGAGGAACAGGTACGCGAGGAGTCCCTCGATCGCACCGGTGAAGCCGGCGATGATCATCCCTACGGGCACGTTTACCTCGCGCACGAACACGGGCTCATCATCGTCGTCCTCGTATTCGTACTCTTGCTGATTGCGCTTGTTGATTGCGCGTAACTGCTTCACTTCGCATTTCCTTTCAGGATTTGATGAACACGCTGACGCGACAAACCTACTCGATCCGCGATCTGCTGGAGACTCATCCGCATTCCGCGGTAGGTGTGCACCTCACGGTGCATGGCCACATTGATCTTTGCGCCAGGGGTTCGAGCCTCCCAGTCCCACGACGGAACGATCTCGAATGCCTGAGCCTGCTCGACAGTTAGGAGCCCCGCTCGGTAGCGACTCTTGATGTAACTGGCCCAGCGGCCAAGAGCGATGCGCCGGCCGTTTACGTCGCGCGTATCGTGATTGAGCGGGATGTCCGCATGGCCATTGATTTGCGCGTATTGGGCAACCATCTGAACGCGCGTAAGGAACTGTTCGTTGCGGGTCATGTCAACAACTTACCCCACGGTGCGCGTATGTGTAAACGATTTGCGCGTATAGTTTCCGATTTGATCGTCAGCCATTTATGCTGTAGGATTACCTTAGGCAATCGGAAACCGGTTGGGCCATGTGCCGTACACCTACCAGTCGTAACTACGATTTGACAGGCATTCACCTAACTGATAGATTTGCCTTAGCGGTTGAGACACCGCTACCTACTACCTACTACAAAGGAGAAACGTGGACACCACGACCCGACTACAAAGCGAGATTCTTCGCTGGGCGCAGACCACCATCGACTCCATCTCTGAACAGGAGTTGGGCGACGACTGGTGGGGCGCATACAACGAGGACTGGGATGTGAACATTTGGTGGGACTTGTTCTGCTATTACGTCACCGCCTATCACTACAACAAGGGGGCCGTCGATACCAAGACCTTCCTCGCGTGTGGCCCGATTATGCCGGCGTGGAAGATGGTGGACGACAACTGTTCCATCTGTGGCGACCCGATGGGCCGTAGCAAGGGCGAGAACAGTCAGCCCGTGCGTCTGCCCAGTGGCGACGAGTTCGCCCATTTCATTTGCGCAACAGAGGAGGAACTGTGAGCGACAACTGCGTTTACTGTGGCGAGTCCACAGAGTTCGGGGCCACCCGCGAGGACGGCTCCCTGATCGGCAAGTTCATCAACCGCATTCCGGTCGGCACCGAGGACGGTGACGGCTGGGGTTGCGCCGAGTGTTCAGGCTTTGAGTGCGATGAGTGCGAGAAGCAGATTTACCTTGACCACGAAGTCCGTGTGGAGTTCGTGGACGAGGCGGGCAAGTACCGATACGGGAACTACCACGCCGACTGTTACAACGAGTCCAAGCATGGTGAGGCCAGTTATGGAAACTAAGCCCACATACAACCACGCCTTCACGGTCGGCTTCGCTGTTGCTAGCAGTGACTATGCCGACTGGGAGGAGTGCCTGCGTCATGAGAAGGCGAAGGTGATCAGCGCAATGCTTCGGCGTGTTTCGGAGTTGCTGGACAACCAACGCGAGTTCATGGAAGCCCTAGACGGCTTCGACACATTTGAAGAATAAACAACCACCAGAAAGGAAATAACAATGGGAGCAACAAACTTCTACACCGAGGCCGAGGGCAAGACGTTTGCCGAGGCTTTCAGCAATGCAGTCCGTGAGGCGCGCCACTGGCACGGCCACGGGGGATACAGCGGAACCATCGCAGAGAAGCCTTCGGCGGTTCAGTTCTCTATCCCTCTGAGCGCGCTTCCCGAGGCCACGGAGGACACGCGGTTCTCGCTTGGCCAGCGCGTAGACAATGCCATTGCGCACTACTCCTACGAGGGAGATAAATGGCTGACCAGCGAGTCGAAGTACCCGCATGAGCGTCAGGCACAGATTGATGCCAAGGCACTGATCGCAAGCATGGGTAAGCCGGCATTCATTCGCTTGGCCAACACTTGGGATCAGAAGTGGGACGACGCGGTTGGCTTCTCCGTTGGCGAGGGCAAGTTCGCCTTCTGCGGAATGGCGAGTTGCTGATGGGGGCCGACTTCATCAATGCGACTGTGCCTATCTCTCGCACCCGCGCAGAGGCAATACAGGCACTCCACGAACTGAGCAACGAGTCAATCGCGCTTGCTCTTCACAACACCAACTTGGACTCCGAGTGGGACGACGATGAAGAGTTCTGGTTGTTCCCTGAGGATGCTGACCCACAGATCAAGCGTGACGCAATCATGCCTGAGTTGGAGAAGTATGTGAACATCACCTTCGACATTGCCGAGGACAAGCATCGTGTTGCTTCGTGGTTTCGCCACGACGACATTCTGTTCGTCAGTGCCGGCGGTCTGTCGTGGGGCGATACTCCCGAGTTTGTGGATGAACTATCTATCGTCTACTTCTTGGGCGTTACCTACGACCCCAACAAGAAGTTGGCTTGGATTGACAGGCCAACCGATTTGACACCATCACTGAATAAGTGATAGGTTTGCTCTAGGACAGCAGATTTCCACACCGGCCTGCCAACGCACATGGTCGATACGGGAGTCTGAATAGGTGGTACGGCTCAGCCGATGTTGGCTATGGCTCAGTACGACCACCGTTCTGCCCTACTACCTACTAACCAACAAAGGAGAAACAGTGAAGCAGATCACTGCCACCGTGACCCACACGGTCACATCAACCATCACCTTCGAGGTGGAGGACAACGAACTACCCACCATCGGGGACGATATCAAGGAGATCATCGCTGAGTGGCCCCTGATGTTCACCGTCGATGAGGGCGGTGGAGATATCGAAGGATGGTCTCTCGCCGGCATCAACGTTCTGTCCGCCGACGCACCGATGTATGTCGATGTCGATTTCACCATTGCCGAACTGGAGGCCCACAAGTGAGCAACGCAACCTATGTCGTACACGTTGGAACCGGCACGATCATCAGTGCCGACGAGTGCGTCATCGTGACGCTGAAAGACGAGATGGTCACCGAGATCACCGAGCATGGTGGCGACGACTACTTCGACGAGGCCCGAATCGTGGAACTCGCTGAGGAAGTCGGCACGCCGTTGTTCATCTCCGACCTCACGTTCGGCAACACCATCGCTTTCTCGCCATCGGCATTGCGCGAAGAGGCTCGGCACATCATCTCCTCGGGTATGTACGACAGCGACGAGACTTATCTCGCGGCGATGCTGTGGTGCGCCGACGTTGCCACGGACGATCAACTCAACGCCGTTGCGTCGTGGATGCTTGACAACGATGACATTTGGACAACGTACCGAGCAACCATCATCGAAGGTTTGCTTCAGGGAATGAACGACCACAACGACAGCAAGAAAGGACAATCATGAACACCCATGTATTCACCATTGGTGAACGTTCGATCACATCCCGAGCAGGGACGGACGAAGAGGTCGTCATTGGAATACACATTGGCGATCACAACTTCATCACCATTCGCTTGACCTCGAACGAGAACGGCGACTTGGACTACGAGGTGTATGAGGATGCCAACCCCGACGTTGGTTTCCAAGGCACCTATCCCGAGTACTTCGACATACCAGCAACCACCATAGGAAAGTGAAAGCAATGAGCAACAAGGAGCACCACTTCGTCGTGTGCGCGTCGTTTGGTGACGACGGCATCGCGCAGTTCTACATCACCGATTCGATGTGCGACCCAGACAAACCGGTCTGGGACGTCGATTCGCAAACGTGGAGCCGCGTGCTCGACGAAGATCAGGACAATGACATAGCACTGTTCAACGCGCTAGCCGGCGCACTGAACTTGGCGAACAGATCGTTACTGAAAGAGAAAGCATGATCACCATGGATCAACACACCTGCCCACGATGCCTAGATGGCATCCCGAACAACGCACGTCGGGGAGAATACCCTGGCGCGCTTTCACGAACCGACAATGCGACTGAAGTGTGCTCTGCCTGTGGCGAGCGTGAAGCACTGGAGCAGTTTCATTTCGGCTCACCCCTACCCCAATCACTCTGGCAAGTACTTGCCACCATCACCAAAGGATGACCATGTTCGACTTTGATCACACGCCCCCGTTCGATTCGATGCACCCGCTGACAAGCGACAAACTTGTCTGGCTCGCGGATGCCCGCAGTCAGATAATGGCAAAGCAGATAGCGCAGGGAGAATTCAATCCACAGATGTTCTACAGCATCAAGGAATACTTGCTTCGCGTAACTGGCCTGTCGCCTGAGGAGTACGCAGAACTCACTGCCATCGGGATGTGGATCTGCTGGGATCGCGAGACCCGTGACCTCACCGAAGAGCAGAAGGCCGAGTACTGGGCGAAGTACGACGAGCCGGTCGAGTTGACCGACGAGCAGACTGAGGAACTCGAAGAGGCCGGCGCGGACTTTCAGAAGTTTCTCATCGAGCAAATGAACGAGCGCGCAGCGTTCGACAACATCATCAACAACATCAACAAGAACTAGGACTTGTAGGGGGTAGCCATCGGCTGCCCCCTCTAGTCATTCACAAAGGAACAAGCATGGATATTTCACTACCTGAAGACGGAGTCATTTTCGAACTCGAGTCTGGCGAACTGTCTGCCACGGTCATCTTGGCCGGCGACATGGCCATGAAGCATGAGGCGGGCCCAATCATTCATCCGACATTCGACGAGAAGCGCGTAATCGTTGCATTCAACCAGCGGGCGTATAAGTGGCGGATCAAGAAGTTGATTGAGCACTTCGAAGAGCGCCGGCCATGGGAGGATCGCGACACGATCATCAAGGGATGCGTCGACGAGTTGAATCGCAAGTACATCGAACTCGCTACTTCAGCGCTGGGCGAGTACTTCATCAACAAGGGCCTCGCTGGATTTGCCGAAACTGAGGACAATCCAGACGACGAAGTGTGATAGAACTTCACGGTATGCACATGGAGTTGGAGCCGGCCACCTGGAAAGAAGCGGCTCAGGCCGCTAGCGACATCATCTTCGGATGCGTGCGCGCGAAAGCGACAGTATCGGTCAACGATCTGTTGAAGCACCACGAGAAGACGATCGATGATTTCTTTCCTCGCCCGCAATCGGATTTACTGATTGCTCGGTGGTCGACTCTCGGCTCCATGGCTATCGAATACTCAATCAAAGACGAGATGCCAATCTCGCAGAAGACCCTGGTCACGACGCTTTGCAAGAAGCAGCACGACTACGGCCCGAACAACATCTTGCGGTTCGAGCAGCAGGGTTTAATGATTCGAGTGTGGGACAAGATTTCCCGCCTGGACAACCTGACGCAGAAGGATTACGATCCCGAAGTCGAAGAATCTCAAATTGACACATTGCTTGACATTGCCGGGTACTCAACCATTGGTATCATGTTGAGGCGAGGATGGTTCCGTCTCCCTCTCTGAGGGGGCTTTCCTCCACATAAACGGAACAACGCTGCTCGATGCAGTGACGGAAGGAATGGGCGGGACCGCCAGCAGCCGTCGCTAGAAGAACTGTCTCGAGGTCTGGTGCAACTCCAGCGCGGTCGTAAGGCTCTAGGGACCTTACGCCTATGATCAACGCGACGCCTGACTGCGTACGAAGTGATTAATAGGATTTGCCCCTTAATACCTCCAGGGTTCAACACCCTCTTGGGGGTAGGGGGGCCTATTCTCCCGCTCGACCTGGCCTACGACGAAGTAAGCGTATGGGTGAGAGTGGTACGGTGTGAGGGTGAAAGCCCAAACAACCAAGGGTTGGGAAAAGCCCAAACAATCTAGAGATAGGGATGGAGGCTCTATTGTGAGTAATGACGAACAACTGTCACTGTTTCCTGACAGTGATAATGAAGAAGTGGTTCCGGAACTTCCGCGAAACCCAAATTCGAAAGCCGCCCGCAATTATGTAAACGCGGTGCCGCGATCCGAAGTTCTCGAGGTCTTTGACTACTGGCGGCAAAAACTCCACCACTCGAGCGCTCATGCTGTCAAACTCACGGAAAAGCGTTATGCGCGTATTGCCGCGGCGATCAGCATTTACGGCGTGCAGACCTGCATGCTGGCCATCAAGGGATGCACGATGTCTTCCTGGCACATGGGGGAGAACCCTCAGGGCCTACGGTATACAGATGTCGCTTTGATCTTTCGATCTCACGACCACATGAACAAGTTCGTCGCTCTAGCCACGGGCGAAACAGATGCGGCCCGCGCGTTCCTAGAAGAAGATACGATCGAAGACGATGAATAAAGAAGAAATCGTCAAAACGGTTGACAGACTTTGTTCCGCCTGGAACCAGGCGCCGGCGATGCAAGCCAAGAAGGAAATGTACGAAACGTGGTATCACGTTCTTCAGGACCTCGAGGCCGCCGACGTATTGCGCGTAATTGACGATCTCATCGTCGAAGATGACCGGTTCATGCCTCGAGCGGGCACGGTGCGCAAAAGAGTCATGTCGGCCAAGGTTGAAGCCCCGCTGGAGCCCATCATCGCATGGCAGCAGTTCCGTTCGATAGCAGACTCTGCGGGAGCCGGCGTTGAAATGCTTGACATGCATCCGCTGGTGAGGGTAACCTTGAACCGCCTTGGGGGCACGAGCGCGTTTGGCCTCCACACAAATGGGGACCGTGAAGCGTTTCTCTCCGTGTACAGGCTCGTAGTCGCAGAATGGGAGAGGGACAACTATGGCATCAACCGAGGTCGATAACTTCCTCGAACGCCTCAACGGTGTGCGTAAGGACGGCTCAGGGTGGATGGCTAGGTGCCCTTGCCGGGATGACGACAAGAACCCCTCGATGCATATTGCTGAGGGCGATGATGGCCGCGTGCTTGTCACGTGCCACCGGGGTACCCCCTGTTCCCTGGATCAGATTTGTACGGCTGTCGGTTTGGATGTCAAGGACCTGATGCCTCCCCGCAAGGAGAAGGAAGAAGAGCCGCGCCTTACCCTTGTCAAGGTTTACAACTACTACGACGAGGCGGGCGAACTGCTGTTCCAGAAGCAGCGATTCGTCGACCAGTTCGGCAAGAAGACTTTCCGCCAGCGCAAGCCTGATGGCCGCGGCGGATGGACATACTCGCTCGGATCAACGCCCAAGATTCTGTACAACCTGCCCGCCGTCATCAAGGCAAAGGCCGACGGTGAGCATATATGGGTTGTCGAGGGAGAGAAGGACGCCGATGCGGTGAATGCCGCCGGCGAAGTTGCCACGACAATGCCCAATGGTGCGGGCTCCTGGCAGAAGATTCATACTCAGGCTCTAGCCGGCGCGATGGTTACCATTATCGCTGACAATGACAAGCCAGGTCTCGAGCATGCCGCTCATGTGTTCCGCGAACTGAAGGCCGCCGGCTGCGAAGTCGAAGCGTGCCGGCCGCCGGATAATGCGAAGGATGTCGCTGAACTCTTGGGCCGCGGTGAAACGCTCGGCAGCCTTGTGCCCTATAACCCGTTGGACGAAGTGCCGGAACCGGTTGAGGAGCGCGACGAGTTCGAGGAACTGGTCGACGGTTTGCACAAGATCGCGGACAATGACCGGCTTACGATCCAGCAGAAACTCACGCGGGCCCGCAATGCCATCGATCGCATTCAGTTCGACGACGACGGGTTCTACGACAGTGGCACCCTGGTCGACTGGGCGGAGTTCATCGCAGAAGAGGTCAACGACGATTATGACTGGGTCATCCCTGGGGTTCTCGAGCGCAGCGAACGAGTGATCGTAGTGGCCGCTGAGGGCGTCGGTAAGACTATGTTGGCCCGCCAGGTAGCGATCTTGTCCGCAGCCGGCATCCAGCCATTCACCTGGGGGCGCATGAAGCCCATCAGAACTCTCACGATCGATCTCGAAAACCCGGCACGCATCATCCGGCGTACATCGGCCAAGATCATGCGGCAGGCACAAGAGCGGGCGAAGTCAACCAAGATCGAGGCGCATCTTCTCATCAAGCCCGCCGGCTTGGACTTGCTAACTGCAAAGGACAGGATTCTGATCGAGGACGTCATCGAGCGCACGCAGCCGGAACTGATCTGCATGGGCCCGCTGTACAAAGCCTTCGTTGATCCAGGCTCGAGAACCTCTGAGGCGATTGCGATCGAGGTGGCGAAGTATCTGGACTCGATCCGCACGCACTACAACTGCGCCCTCTGGCTCGAGCATCACGCCCCACTGGGATCATCGGTAGGCGGAAGAGACCTGCGGCCATTTGGCTCCGCGGTCTGGTCGCGCTGGCCTGAATTCGGATTGGCATTAGAACCCGATCCAACGGCGACCGAACGGTATACTTATATTGTCAAAAACTTCCGCGGCGAGCGAGATGTACGCAACTGGCCAAAGCGGATGAAGCGCGACGAGTTGTTTCCGTTCAAAGTCATCGAGTTCCGGGAGCCATAGTGGCCGGCCTATCCAAAGAGTTTTTAGCCGAAAGAGATTTACGCATCTTCAAGATGCGCCAAGCCGGCGTATCTGTCAACGAAATTGCGCGACGTTTCGGCATCTCGGTAGGCGCATGTAACACCGCCATCCAGCGGCAGTTACAGAAGTTAAACAAAGAAGCGCTCATGGCGTACCCGGAAGTGCTTCGAATGGAACTCGAGCGACTGGACGCACTGCAGCAGGCCGTCTGGCCGATGACTCAGCACCGCAAGGTCACACTCGACGACGGCACTGAAGCGACGGCGGAACCTGATCTCAAGGCAATCCAACAGGTGCTGGCCATCATGGACCGGCGGAGTAAGTTGTTGGGCATGGAGCAGACGAACATCGCTCTCACGGTAGACACAAATGACCAGCCGGCTCGAGCCGCTCTGGCGGGCGCTGACGCCCCTCTAGCGGTCTCCTCGGTGTCTGCAGAGGAAGAAGCGCGTAAGTTGCTCTCGATCATGGGTGCGGCCGGCGTATTGCCCGCAGAGACCGTACAGCAGATCATTGGGGTGGAGTCTGAAGCCCCGCTAGGACTTCCCGCAGCAGAGCCCCGCGAGGAGCGCGCGTATGAGTGATGACAATCTAAACTCTGCGGTAGACCATGTCGCGGAAACGATGAACCTTTCGCGCGTATCGAACATCGGTTCGAAGCCTGGAGCGCCGGCCTCGAAACAAGTTCTTATACGCGCTACCGAGGAAGACCATGCCCGGTGGAAGGAAGCAGCCGAGAAGTCAGGCATCACGCTGAGCGAGTTCATTCGAGAGGCCGTGAATGCCTCTGCGAAGGAACTGCTCGAGTGTTCCCACCCCCTCGAGTACCGCCGCTGGAATCTTCGTGCAGAACGCTGCCTAAAATGTGGTGTAAAAATCCGCTAAATTTCTGGAAAAAAATGTAGAAAATTGTAGGAAAAAATATGGACGTTTTACTACTAATTATCTTCTGCATTGGATCGCTACTTATCGTCAACAGGATTACCAAATGAACAGGCCCGGCCGCAAACCCACCACCAACCCGACACTCACCATCAAATTGACGCCCAAAATCAAACGGCATCTGATTGAGGTTGCTAGCCTTAATGATATGTCGATCACTGAGTATCTGGTGACACTGATCGAGCGCGACGCCGGCCAGCCACTACAGTAAGTACCTATGAGTAGACAGCCCCAGGTAGCAACCACAACTGGCACTGTCTACCTACAGTTGAGGGTCCCAGGCTGGATGAAGAACAAGATCATCGAGCGGGCCGAGGAACTCGACACGAGTGTGAATGCCTTGCTGCTAACAGCAGTAAAGAAGTGGCTCGAGGAAGACGGAGCCTTGCCGCTACCACCTACAGCAGCCAGCCCATTGCCGACGACGGCGGATCAGATTCGTGCGTGGGCAACTGGCCAGAAGTTGACGGGCCCCTGCGGACAGACGAAGTGTCCGGCACTCGATGAGGAAGGCCGCTGGCAGTCAGACGGCATGGGGTTCTGTACGCACTGCGGTATCCGGGTACAGTAAAAGGGGCCGCCCCTCGGATCACCAGTTCCCGTTGTTGATTGATTCGGTGATGCTTATGTGGAGGAGCGACCCCACAGTGATCTTACGCCAGCCCGAGCGGCGTGTCAAATCCTAGTCGCCCCACATCTGCGCGATTGTCGGTCGGATCGGTGTGATCCCCCGCTTGCGTTGCTCTGCGGCCAACTGTCGCGGTGTGAGGCCGGCCCATACGCCGTGCATATCCGCGGGTGGGAACTCCAGCGCGTAGTCCAGGCACAAGTCCTTCACTGGGCAGTTCTTGCAAATCTGCCGAGCCTTTGTGATGTACGTAATGTCCTTATACTCCTTCGGGAACATAAGGTCGGTCTTGCCTCGACAGTTAGCGAGGTGAGTCCATGTTGGCTTTTGTGGGAGCATGTGGTGGCTGGTGGGGAGTGGTGGTGGCGAGTGGGGATTGTGTGTATAGCAGGTTTACGTATATTCCCTAGTTCATTTTAATCTGTTTGATTTTCTTGATCCAGGGTTTGGGGATTGTGATCCCATGAGCCACATGCGTATCGTTGATCAGAGCGATGATCGTGATGTACTTGTCTGTCTCATTCCATAGGTATCCCAGTGAGACTGACCTAGCCGGAGTTTGGTCTGTTGCCTCCTCCGGCGTAGCCCAGTCGTTGCCGCCCACCGATACGGCGTCCTCCCACAGAATCTCAACAATCGGGAGCGTGCCCTTGTTCTCCCAGATGCTGGCGAGAATCTCCTCTAGGGCTTGTTCCTTCTGCGTGACCACCTTGACTCTTTTCATTCTTTCTCCACTGGGAAGTTGAGGGCGATGTACTCCGCCTTCTCCTGCTGACTGGGACAGATGTTCTCAATGCCGGCGATGACGATGGCGAAGTGCTGGCGACGGTCGAGGGTGTCTGTTCCTCCCTCGTTGATCCTCTCCACCACATCGGTGTCCTTCATCCCGTCTTCCATGAGTTGGCACCACAGTTCGGCGTAATCCAGCATCGTTCGATTGTCTAGATTCGTCGGCCCGTCGTTGTAGTACACCGCGTCATCGAAGAACGCCGATACGTTGGGTGGGTATGTCGTCTCTCCTGGGAGAGTGAGGATGACAGTCGCCTTTGGTTTTCCGTCTGGATTTAACGGAACTAAGGTTGTCGTCGCCGCCGTTTCAGATACTGCGCAGCCGGCGAGCAGGAGAAGCGGGAGCAGGCGCTTCATTACGCGAACTTCCACTCGAACTCGGGGCAGAAGTTGACCACTGCCGAGCCCACAATGGCGATGCCGAACGTCGCTCCGTCGCCCAGACCTGCCAGAGCCGCGTACACATCAGTAGCCGTGGCTCCCTCTCGGAGGGCGTCGCACACCATGTAGCCGGCATCGATCAAATCCGAG